GGTTTGATCCGTTGAAGTCCTGCGGACATAGAGCCGTGGGGTCGTGCTGGTCACCGTCTGATTATCCAAAAGTGTATCGATGCGATTCATTATGGTTTGGATTCTAGCCATACTCATCGCACCACTTTCAGTATCCCACACAGTGATTCTGTAGTTTGGATACGTGAAGACACGAGCGCCGCATAGGGTGTCCTCATCATCACCACCGGCACCAGCTCTGCTAAAAACCACATAAGGCACTTGCACGGGTCGGCGTGATACCGGGTCGGTCTGCGGCGCCACGGTGTTATAGATGCTCATCTGGTAGCCGTTAGGCTGGTTGTCAGGAGCAAGCAAACCCAAGAGCGTAGCGTCACCGCTCAACGTCTCGTAGATCCATTGTTCAATCACCGCTGGTTCGTATGCCATTACTTACCTTTCAAAACCAGACTGAGTGCTTTGATGAATGCTGGTTTGACCTTCATTAGAGCCGGTTCCATAAATGGCCTTGCCGGTACTGTATTGCCGCCCTTTGCCGTCCATCCAAGTTCTAGGGCAACCGCGTACTTTGCATCTGCCGTAGCATTAGCACCCCTTTTACCGGCGGTGATTTCAGCTTTAGTCTTGCCTATCATCCGATGACCGATGCTATTTGCGAGATTACCTGTGTCAGTGTTTGGTGGAGTGCCGGGTGGACTTGAATACGTTTTTATATCTTTATTCAAGCCACTGACACGCTCTTTGTATTTACCAGACGATGTCAGTATAGAGTCTTTAGCGTTGCCTTCTACTTGTGCCGCCATCGTGCCAACGACTATAGTAATCTTGTCTAGATTCGCCTTGTACTGGTCTATACCGGTAGTCTTCAGGGATACGGTTACACTCATGGTGCCAGCACCTGAATCTGCAATGGCCCAAAGCGCCGCACCGTGGTTGACACCGTGAACGATATTGTTAGCCGGATGTCTGCCGCTGTCTGGTAAGCCGCAGGGTTCAAGACCGACAAGATGCCTTGTGCGCTGTACTGCTTTGTCAAGGTTACCGAACCACTGCCAAAAGAGTACGATGCCCCGGTCTGGATGTTGGTGAAGGTTGCACCAAGCGTACCGGTAGTAATGTCTACCGGGCTGCCCAGTTCGTCCACCAAGCGAACCACGTAGGAGTGCCAGTCTCCGACCCATGCGGAGACTTGCACGACCTGCTGAGGGTCTTCAGTCAAATCAAAGATAAGTGCCATCAGATGTCCCTCACATAGATGCGGAGTGGGCCAAATATCTGCGTATCGCTTGCCCCGGTGGTTCGTGTAATCGTTGCAGTGTAGGTTCCTGGCGTGTTCGTTACGGTGGTGTCAATCGTAAACTGCGCCCTGCCATCAGCTGCATAGGTTGCCGTACAAGAGTAAGTGTCAACCAGCGTTGCACCGCTGTTGTAGACCTTAGCCGTTACTGTTGCGGAGGTAATGTCTATCCCTGCGCCATTGTTGTCTACACACTGGATGTCTATTCCGTGCTGTGCGCCGGTCTGGATGTCGAGCGGATCAGATGCTCCCAAGCCGTCAGCCTTGACCTCATAAGGCCCCATGCGTACCAGAGCGGCAGAAGTAACCGGGGTCACTAGTTCCGCGCTGATGTAGTCTGTACCGTTATGAAGTAATGCGCCTTCAAGCTCATCTGCCGCAGTTGTGCTACCGCTGATAGATGCCACGTTAGAGTTCTGTATAGCGTAACCAATCGAACCAGCGGTTGCATAGGATGTGCCAACTGCATCAAGAACAGCCGCCGCAGTTTGTGCTTCCGTCAAGCCACCAGAGGACAGCTTGACAGTCATCACCGCACCGTTAGTACCGCTTGCACCACGCACCACGATAGTCACATCATCAGCACCAGCAGCCAGTGCGGCATCGGGTAAGTCGATGCGATACACGCCCGGCATATTGGTTGCGTCTACCTCAGCAAAGCCGCCAGAAGTCCACGCCTGCGCGATTGTACGGGCTACCAGCGGGATAGATACTGACGCTGTGCGTGTCCGGTTGTATCGGGCTGCGAGACTAGCAGTAGAAGCCGTAAGACCTGTAACACCTAGATATAGCTCGATGGATTGTGATGTGCTTCCGGGAGCGATTGTGATTGTAGAGGCGTTGCGCTCGGTTGGGAGATAGGAGCCAGTAGATGTATTGCTGAAATATTCAATCGGCCCCATTGTCGGAGTCGTTGGAGCCAACCAAGTCACACCGTAAAAGTCGGCAGTGTCTGAGTTGGTATTGATACCTGCACTTTGCGATGCCGATGGTAGATGGTTGCTCCAGAATGGCAGGTTTCCCCATCCAGATACACGAGACAAAGAATAATCTGGACTTACAAATGCACGACTTAGTGAACCTGTACCAGTCGAAACATTTGTACGTTCAGTCTGACAGTTAAAGATATTATAAGACTCAATAAAATCACCGGTATTACTTGAGACGATTCCACTGACAGTATCAAAAATACAGTTTTGAACAACCACTGGGAAACTTGTACTTATTCTAAAATTGCTAACTGGACGAATACCGGTGTTTCCTATGAATCGGCAGTTTGTAACATTAACTCCACCAAACACAGGACTAGTTCCACCAGAATCGATGGCTAAACATTCAAGAGTATTTGAACCTGTACTAGCATTAAAGAAAATGCTATTTCGTATTATTGTCTGCGAATTATATGCAGTACCTGTATTTGTCTTCTGTACGATACTACACAAGCCGATAAAGACAGAATCGTCGATAGTTGGTCCTCTTGATCCATTATCAACTCTAAATACAAAGCCGAAGTTATCTCCGCTTTGAGCTATTGAATAAAACCCACATCGTCTGTAAATCTGATATGTCCCATATGATTCAAGCACAGTTCCAAATGTAGAACCGCTTGATGGTCTGTAACCATTAAGAAAAATATCTTCAACAGTAATGAAGCTTTTTTGCAAATCTAAAGTAAGACCACTTGCACTCGTAGAAGTTGTCCAGTTTGTTAGAATAACTGGACCAGCAGTAACACCACTAAACTGAGAAGCGGTTGGATTACCAGCAATCGTAATGCGCTGCCCTTCACTCGTTGGGTTTGTAAACGAAGCGACAAAGTTTCCACGATAAACACCGGGAGCAATATACAACGTATCTCCAGGCGCAATACCAGTCGCACCAATAGCCTTGGTTATCGTTTGCCACGCTTGATTCGTAGCAGAACCAGTGCCAGCGTTAGAATCGCTTCCGTCAGTCCTGACGTAATAAGTTGCCATTATTCAGCCGTCCCTGAAACAATCTGTTGAGCCATAATCACTGCGAACTGTTGCACGATTCCGTACTGAAATGCTTCATCCTGCATGACCCACCAAACATTAACAGACGTTCCATCAACACCGAATGTGCCCAACGGTTGACCGTTGTCATCTTCGATGTCACCAAAGACACGCCAATCAGTTGACGGTGCAGGTTCCTTTTCAATCCTGAAGTTTTGCAGGTTCATTTGCCCACCTTCAAGCTGTTCGCCTCAACACCCTTGAACGGCATCGTAAGGTAAGCCAGCACACTGCTAACCGCAGCCGAGACACCAGCCGCTACCGCCTTGCTCCCGTACAACGCCATCACTGCGCCAAGCTCGGCGATGTCCTTGGCTTCAGCGGTACGAACGCCATCACCAAACACCGTGCTAAAGGAAGCAACGAATGCGATCAAGACAACCACGACCAGCCTGCTAATACTTATTCCGTTCATCGTTTCGCCTCCAGTTTGGTGATGCTTGTACGCATCTCACCTGTTACAGTTTCGAGCCTACCAATACGCTCACCGTGGTCTTCAATCTTAGCGGTGTCAACGGCTCCACGTTTGTCCATGCGATGCAGAAACTTGATGATGTAGGCAAGTAGACTAATAATCCCAGTTACTGCCGCTAACCCTATGGTTGTCCATTCTGATGCGCCCATTATGCCACCCGCTCCACTAGTCCACAGTGCTGTACTAAAAGTTCGGTCTGTCCAAAGTCAGTACCGATGACATCAAAGTACCGGGAATCATCACCGACAAGGTACACCCGGTCTTGAGGCATGACATCAGCTGCAACGGCCACAATGAGTGTCCATTGCGCTGATGGCTGTATCGCTCCACCAACAATCGATTCTGTGTCTGACTGGTTGGTAACCCGTGCAGGGTATTCGGCAACCTTACGCCATGTCTCGGTAGCACCGCCGCGACCATCTTCGGTCAGTGTAAAGCGGTGTATTTCTACCCGGTCTTGGCAAAGGTTGCGTACCATGCCAGCGCTGATGGTTGCGCGTAGAATCGGACTCATGCGAACACCACTGGTCTAAACTTGTCTGCCATGGTCAAGCAGTTCTGCATCAACTGAGAAAGTTTTACGTCGCTCGTACCTTCTTTAGCATCGATGTCTGCGGCTACCCTTGATGCTTTGATCAGCCATGCTTGGCGTGTTGCTGTGCGAACATCGTAGCGCTCGGTATTGATTGGTCCTTGGTCTACCCACATCAAGGTTGGGTCTCCCGTGCCATCTTCCAAGGTAAAGCCTTTGACTTGATACGGTGCATACACAGGAAAGGTTGGCTGATTAGCACCCGACGTACCGGCTACGCGGCACTCGTATACCCTGCCGTTGGGCGTTGTAGGCACTACACGATCACCTACTGCGTAAGTGGTTGCAGCTGCCCACGTGGTGAAGCGTGAGAAAGAATCAAGGATTGAGCCGATGTCGGTTGTAGACATCTGCGGGTAACTTTGAGCGGACACAAATAAGGATACTTGTGCTATTGCCTCGGCTCTGGTCATCATGGTTTCAGTATCCCACACAAAGGAAAAGCCCCCGGCACGTCTGCCGAGGGCTTGAGATACGAACCGCTAAACTTATGTAGCTGCGGATGCTCCGACGATAAGGCTTCCCGGTACACGGCTGGATGCCGTAGCGTTGACGTTACCGATGTCGAAAGCCGAGAATGCGAACCGCTCTGTGGCTTTGAACGCGAGCGCATCTTGGTTGAAGTAATACTGGTCGCTTACCTCAATCGTAACCGTACGACGATCACCGAACGCTGTACCCATGCTCAGGTCACCAAGCAGGATGTAAGGCGTGGTGGCTGCCAAGGTTTTAGCCATGTTCTGCACGAAAACCTT